TTGCGATTGCTGGGTCTACATCAGCAAGGCTGAATAGTTCCAACGCACGTGTTACCAACACTGAGTTACCATACTCGTTAAGAGTAATAGTTACAGAGGTTGGTGTGGACATTGCTACTGCATCTGGGTCAGCATCCTCAGTGAGGGCTGTAGTTGCAGCAGATAGGTCAACATAGCGTTGTAGAACAACTGTTGAACCAGGGATTGCTTGGCGTGCTGGACGCTTGTCTGCAACTGAACGAATTAATGGCTCAGAGCGAAGAGCGAATTCAAGAAGACGGTCATACGCCTTCTGTACTAAACCAGCAGAACCAGCGGTTCCTCCTAATGAGGACGAACCTGTTGATACGTAGGCGTTAGCCATGTTTCACCTCCAGGGTGATTAATAACGGAATTTTATTGTGAGCGGAGTACATCCAATAATGCATCCATCGAATCTGCATTATCAATGCGAAGATTTAAATCTTCTGCTCGGTCTGGGGTCATAGCGTTAGACGTTAGAACATCCTGTTGACGCAATGCGGCACGGTCTTGTTCTGATGCTTTAGGCTCCTCTTTAGTAACTGTTAGTCCGAATAAGTCTGCGTTATCATCGAGCCAGTTATTAACTGACTCCTCGTTAACATCATCCAAATCCTTAAGAACTAATCTTGCTGCTTTAAGGTTGACGCCCTTCTTTTCTAGGACTTCTTTTACTGTACGCTCACGCTGCACCTTGGATAATCCCTCAAGTTGCTCAGTGAGTTCCTTGATACGCTTCTCATCGTTACGCTTGGCTTTTCGCAATTTTTTAAGTAAATCGCTTCCATCCATTTGCGTATCGGTGTCGGTATCTTGGTCGTCTTCGTCTTCATCCCAGTAGTTGTTGCTCATAGCAACCACCCTTCTATTCGTTTGGTTAGTCGCAAGCCTCAGATTCTGGTCGGGGAACCAGGCTGGCTCTTGCTATCGGTCTTTTACGCTATGTGAGGCCGATGGATTCACATAGGATTCTATTTGTTTAAATCATACCTCTGGCTTGAGAAGCAAATGACCTACTGCCTGCTGTTCCAGGACGTCTAGCAAATCTTGCTTCTTCACGTAATTCTAAATCTGCCAATTTTTGAAGTTCTGCTGCGTTCTGGTCAAATATTGCAGAGAATGCTTGTTCTTGACCGTAGGCTTTTCCTGGTTCAATTCCAGTTTCCATAGACGTTAATTTTTGCGCAGTTGGAAGAATTGTTGCTGCTCTTCCAAATTGAGGTTTAGAAGTTCCATATCTTACGCCTTTAGCAAGTAATTCACTTGCTGCTTCTTCACCAACAGTCAACCCTTGGCTTTGGGCTGCTGCCATAATTCCATACCTATTAACTTCTCGTTCTAATTCTTCTGCACCCTTAGTGCCAAGCAATAGTGCTTTTGCAAGCATTGGTTCTGTCGCAAATGGCATTTTTGTTTTAACCATATTTTTCCAGTCTTCTGGAGCAAGTCTAATAGCATCATAAACATCTGTAATAATCTTAGTTGTTGCTGCTACTGATTTTCCAGTACCCATAACTTCATTTAAAAATGATTCTGTAGCCAACTCACCTAAATTTGTAGAACGAAATACTTCAGCAAGACCTTCTTGGGACTTTACATATTCAGCAAGTGTAGGGACGTCAATCATTTCACCAGCAGCACGACGGTCTGCTAGTTTAAATATTCCACTAAAACGATTAGTAAATTCAGGAATAAGTTTATTTTCCCTAGCATCATATAACGCTAAATTAATAGCGTCTGATATGCTTGAACCACTCTTATAGTATTTAGAAACTAATTTGTAAAGTTCTTTTACGTATGGCTTAGATGCCTCTGCGCTACCCATCAATAATTTTAAAGAACTAACAAACGCTTCTTCTGCTAAATTTATTATTGCTTCATCTTTTGGCGTTGGCGCTACTGGCACTATTGGCACTATTGGCGTTATTGTTGGCGCCTTTGGTTTTGCGACATTAGTGTTTGGGTCATAGTCATAACCAAGGGTTTCATATTGAGTTGTAACTTGCTCCGTTAATTTGTCGGTAGAAGCAAAAGCCTTTTCAAATGCCGCTCTAACCTTAGGGTCTTTAATTTCAGATAACTGTGAACGCATTCCCTCGTAAGTAGGTTTAGATGTATCAGCGACTGGATTGGTAATGTTTCTTACGACATCAACTGGACTTGGTTGGGCATTTAATGCTGCAAGTTGACGCTCTAGGTCAGCGGCTAATCTATCTGCTTCTGTTTTTTTTCTGGCCATTTATATACCAAACCCCATTGCTCTCGCAAGTTGATTTCCAGCGGTTCGAGCAGCCGTAATATACTTTGTACTTTTATCTGCGTTTGGATGCACTGCTGCTTTCATTCTAGCCTCCGCTATAGTTGCTGGCGATGCTTTGCCAATTGTTCCGTCTGGACGAATTAAACTATCAATAAATGGGTCATTTAAATCTAGTGAGTCGGCTTCCACTTCCCACTCTTCTGCTATTGCTTTTAGTATTGGATTATTTAAACTGCGTGTTGTTGCACCAGGAGTATTTTTAAATCTTTCCCCATACTGAGGATATTCTGCGGCAGCCAATCTTCCTAGTTCGGTTATGTAATCATCTTTAGTCATTTTACCGCTAGCAATTTTTTTGGCTGCTTCACGTATTTCTATATCAGACACAGTACTTAGATTAAAGTCTCTAGCAATTTTACGGGCCTCAGTTAAAGCATCTAATGCCTTAGCACCCAAAGTCTTTTCATCTGCAAAATTTACCTTGGTCCATAGATAATCTGTAGTAAAATCTTTTGGTTGAAAAAAACTTGGTGAAGTAGTTTTAATAATATTTTTAATATCTTCAGGAGTGTCGCCAGGTTTTGTTTGGCTTCTTACTGTTTGAACTACTGTTTCAAGTTGCTTGTTAGCCTCTTTGTTATATTTCTGAACAAAGTCAGATAAGTCCTCTTTTGACAATTTACCAGTAAACTGGATATCGGTCATAATAGCATCAAGAAGTTGCTTGGCGCCAGCCTCAGTAAGTTTGATAGCATCTTTGGCAATAGTAGTGCCATCTGCTCCACCAGTTGTACCCATTATGCCTGATAGTATGGCATTTACTAATGCTTCAATTTGTTCTGGCGTCATGATTTTGCTTCCTTTAATGTATCTTCGGAAAAGTTTCTAACTATTAGTTCTTTCAATTTAGGATGCCATGTTTCTGAAAATCTATCTATTAACTCATTATAGGCATCAATAGTTTTTGCTTTTCTAGGGTCTCTTTCTGGCAATTTAGAATAAAAACTGCTAAATGTATTTCTCATTACTGTAAAAGTTTTTACATCTTCCCAAAGTTTAGTTTTACCATATTGCTCCATGAATTTTTCATTAGAAACAATATCGTTTAAACCATTAGCATATTTAAAGGCTCTGTCTTCAGAGCCACCCTTGCTCCATTGTTTCCACCAATCTTCACTAATTTTTTTTAGTTCGGTATTGGCAAATTCTTTAAGAACTGCTTTCAACTCAGGATGAGAGCGCAAAGACTTTCCATCTGCATCTTGTGCTTTTTGTTCTAATCCATCTACCATGTAATTATATCCAGCCCAAGCACGATTTATCATTCTACGGCGTTCTTGTTCTTTTGGCGTAATCATGTAAGAGTTTAATGGACTACCATCTGGCAGTTTAGTCTTTGGGTCTCTTAAAATGTTATAGACGGTAAGATTAAAGTTTTCTTTAGTATCTATGTCTAGGCTAAGCAACCCAATTAATTCTGGGTCGTTTTGTGCTAATTTAACTGCAAGGTCGGTATTGTCTTTAAATACTCTATTATAAGATTCAACATTTGGCTGTATGTACGCTTCTGGGCTAGAACCTTTAAAAGTAATTCTATCCAATGGGAACTTAACACCCAAACGCTCATTCATTTCCCTACCAGCAAGTTTTTTAGCATCTTGTTCGCTATAAGTTGTAAACTGTCTAGTAATTGGGTCGATTATACCAGTTCTATACTTGTTGACCAACATATCAAATAGGTCATCATATATAACCATAGGGTTTGTATCAACCTTGGCTGGTATACCAAAAATGTTAGCAAATGACCAACTGGCTTTTAATCCAAATTGCTCTCTAGTAATTTTATTAATTTCATCCATGCCAGGATATTTTTGAATTCCTAATTCACTTAATGTCATATAATAATTATGAACATCTGTCCATGAATCAAGAAAATCTCTTTTGCCTTCAGGACCTTCAACGTAATTTCTAAAGTCGCTTAACCATCTAGGTTCAAAGGCTCTAAAAAAACTAGTTTGCGGGCCATACGGAAACACTATATCGTAATTAGAACCTAAATATTGTTTAAGTGAATCTTCAACTGTTGGGTAGTTTTTATAAACTTCTGCAACAGTAACACTTGTGAAAAGAGAGGGAGTTGGATAGTTGAGTAAGAATCCAATGGCTCTTGTATTTAACCTAATACCTTTACCGCCAAAAAATCCCATTTCTTTTGATAATGGAAGAACTAAGTGAGTAGCCTTTAATGGGTCATCCACTGGCGCACCGTATTTATCTACACCAAAAGACGTAAATGCTGCCTGATAGTTATATAAAAATTGAGATACTCTCTCTGGATTGTCTAGTGCAAATTTACCGTATCTGTAAAAAGCATTTAAAGATGCAGTCGGGAAAGCGGTTGCTAGACGTGCAGCATATAAAGGTTTACTTTGTCTGCGAGTTGTATAAAACGTTTTTTCGTTTTGCTCTAAGGCTTCTCTTGAAGCAGCGGAGCGCAAGTCGTTTATTTTTTCCATATCGACTGTTCCGTCTTTTTTAAGAAAATTAAAACCTTGTTTTTCCAATTCAGTTACTCTACGTTGAACATTTCCAACAAAAAATTTATTACCAGAAGCCCAGCGAATTGGATTTTCTGGTGCAGTTAACTTTGAAAATATTGCAGATGCAGATTTATCAAGCCATCTTTCAAGTCTTCCCAAATCCCTTACGCCTAGTTCAGATGCTGTATGAACATCAAAATCAAGTGGGTGTATAGGGCTTAAATTTCTTAAGTCCTTAGAAAGAATTTTTTGAAGTTGAACTGAATCTACCTCACCAGCCAACGCAGCAAGTCTTGCCTCTTTGTCAGGCAAAAATCTATTTACTAATGCAACTTTGTCTGCAACTATGTTAGGAATATCTGCTTTGCTTACTGGACCAAATTGCTCAAAGTACCCAATGTTTTTATTGCCCCATTCGATTAATTCTTTTTCTGGGACATCAGCAAGTATCTGGTCTATTAACTTATCGCCCCTTAAAGAACGATTTGTAAAGTGTGCTAGTTCTTCAAAATATATTGGGTCATTTACATAGGTTACAGTAGAGGAACCTCTTCTAGTAATCATTCCTTGGCGAATGCCAGTAGTCAACTCTCCTAAATATGTTGAGGTAACGGTTCTAGCATTTCCAAATTCTTGTTTCATTGCAAGACCAAATTGATTTGGAGAAAGCAAAGTTTCCATAGGAACGTATTCGTTGTTTACAAAAATGTAATCATCTTTTTTACCGTAAAAACGTTCTTTATATTTGCTACCCTTTTCATATACTAGGGCTTGACTATATTTAGCCTCTCCTAAACTTTCAAGAATATCTTCAATTTTTTTATACTGTAAAGCAATTTCTTTATTTGCTTGAAGTATCTCTTTAGAATCAGGGGCTAGGGTCGCTATTGCTCCCTTGGCTTTAGTGATTGCGTTTTTAGCAGCAAAAACCTCACCAGAATATTTTCCCTTTGTATCAATTTCGTTTTCTAAAAACTTAATTCTTCTTTCCAGACCTGGAATAGTTGGAACCTGTCCAGTTAATTTTCCAAATGGACGAACAGCAGCCCTAAGTTCTAGTTCTATATCATCAACAAGTTTACTTGCAGCGGTAAGTTCATCAATAACTTTAGCCTGATTATCTCTAATTGCTTTTGGAGATGGCTTAATTGTTCCTTTGCCTAAAAATACATCAAGTTCTGCTGTCAAATTGTTTAAGTTAGTAACCGCTGTATCTAGTTGGTCGGTTAAGCCTTCTACGGTTTTGTTAACCGCAGTTATTTCTTTAGCATTATACTTTTTAGAAATTTGACCAAAAAGTCTATTTTTATTATTTTTAATAAAGTTTTTAGTCATGCTAGGAATACCATCTATGGCAATTGAGGTTCCATGCGCCATTACAGCGCTAAGAGAAGGTTCAAAAAGGCTGTTCTTTGGAATGTAGTTAGGTCTAGCCAAAACATCAATAGACCAGTATTTATTTGATACTTCAAAAACTCTTTGTGCAACTTCAGAAGTAGTTATAAGGGTTTTTTGACCCCTCTTTGTAGTTGTTGGTCCTTTAATTAATGATGATTTTTTAATTTCATTTTCAATTAAATTCCAAGGTATCATTCTGCGGGATTCAATTAACTGTCTTTGAGTTTGAACGTCAGTTAACACTCTCATGCCCTGAGCATCCATGCCGTAACCAGTTTTTGTTATTTGGTTAATGCTTTTAAAAATTTCATTTTTGGCTTGTTGTACAAACTCTTGAATTTTAGCAACATCATAATACTTATATTTAGCGGCTATAACAATTCCAAGTTGGTCATCAAGTTTGTCTAATACATTGTTTCTTGCAATATCGTCAGCGGCGCTTACAAAATCTGATATAGCCTTATTGCGAAAATCTTGAACACTTATAAATTCGCCTGGTTTTATTTCAACCATATTTGTTTTTCCAGCAAAAAACGTTTTACTGTATCGTAACGCATCAATACTATCAAACATAGCATTTAGTTCTTTTACACCATCAAATGGTCGAAGACCAGAAAAGGTTACATGCCCTAAAGGTAATTGAGAACCAGAAAAATTAACAACTCTGGTTAATGGACCATTTAAACTGTTGCCAATAATTCTTTGTCTAATAGTTCCAGCAGATATTGCAGCCTTTGCGCCTAAAGCAAATTTAGGTTCAATTGGTGAATAATTCTTACCCATCATTTTGGGTACGCCTCGTGCGGGGTCAAGAAGTGCATCTTTAATTTGTCTATATTCTGGCACACGATTAATTGCATCATCAAATGCAGCATTCAAACGTGACCAAGAAGACTCACTAAATTCTGGTATGCTTCCAGTTTGAGCAATCTTGTTTTTAATTATTGCATTTACGTTGCCAATTTCATATAAATCTGCTGGAGCATTTTTTGAAAGCCTATCTAATGCAGGCAAGTACCCCTTATCCGCAAGTATTAAATCTTTTACAGTTTCAGGATTTTTTGCTCTTAATACTGGACCAATCAAATCTTCATTATTTGTAAATTTTTTAAGAGTTTTTACAACATAATTAGGATTTGTGCTTTCGGCAAGTTTTGTTATTAAATCGCCAGATACTGTTTGCTTCCCCCCAGCAACTCCAGTTCCAAAGGCTATTCCGTCATTAATATTTTTTTCAAGTTCACTACTAGCAATATTTCTTGTTGTGTAACCAGTTTTTTTAGCAGCAAGTTTGCCGCCTTTGCTGATAGCACTAAAAGCGCCACCAACCGCTATATTACCGCCTACAAAATCAAGTGTTCCCGTAAAATATTTTCCAACATTATTGTCAACAAATGCAGCCTGAATGTCATCATCATCCCATAAGTCTATTTTGTCTAAATCTATTTGACCTCTATCAAATACAACATCCGCAACTCTTTTTATTTGCGTTAAATCTGACTTAGTAAAAGCCTGTCCTAAACTTACTTCTTCTGAACGATTATAGGCTCTTTTTAAATCTTTTACTTGAAAGCCTTTTTCAAATTCTTCAGATATGTATAATGGAGAATCAAAATCGGTTAATAATCCTAAGGTAGATACTGACCTAGTAATATATGGAGAAATAAACTCATCATGAAGTTTTACTCCAGCCTGCAATACTAAGTCATTGCTTACTGCTTGATTTTTAACAGAATATTTAAGATTTTCTTTAACTGCTTCTTGAGCAGATTTTTCTAAGCCCATATTGGCTAATTGTTTGCTGGTTCCAATATCTACAGCGGCAGGAAGTACAATGTTGCTAACCGCTGCTGCTGGGCTTTGAATATTACCAGTAAACCAACCAGCCCAATCTTTAGCACCACTTGCTATCCCGCTACCTATTGGTTTAGCAATATTGTCAAGGAAATCATTCCAAAGTGACACTATTGCCTCCTAATATTGTATGTTGTAATTTGTAGAGTTTTCACCTTTTGGTATATCTCCAGTAACAGTTTCTATAAAAGCATCTCTATCTTCTATTGATTCCCAAGGAATCATTCCTAAAGTAATTGCTATTCCTGCATTTTCGTAACCCAAAGAATTAGCAAATACATTTATATTATCGTATAAACTACCAGGATGCCACTCAGACGTTGACATTAATTTTGCTCATTAAGTAATTAGTAAATCTTTTAAATGATTCTGGAGCATTTTTTGATTTTGCTGCATTAGCAAATGCTGGTAAATATTTTATAACTATCTCTTTGTTTTCAATAGACCTAGTATCTGGTCTAGCATATCCAGGAAGTGCGTCAGAACCCGCTCCTCTTCCAAAGTCTATGCCAGTACTCATTGGCTCTAAAGGATTGTCGTCTTCATCTAATAATCCTTTTAAATTAAGTCCCATTGCACCTTGTCCGCCACCTTTAGGTAGGGCACCCATTGGGCGTTTTGCTCTATTGTCTGCCATTACCGCTCCACCTTGTTGCATCATTGTTTCAGTTCCAGTAGAACCTAAACTTTTCATTCCTGGTATATATCTTTTAGGTTGTCCTTCTTTTGAGCCAGCACCACCCATTGCTGATACGCCAAAATTACTTTGAGGTGCGTCTGGGCGGTCTCCACCGCTTCTGCCTTTAACTCCAGCCATGACGCCTCCTACTTAATTTTTTTAGGTTGTTCTTTTGACATATAAGGTCCTGCCGTAAATGCTGTAAGTTTAGATGCAATTTCCATTGCTTCATATGCATCTGCACCAGCATGTATAGCACCTAGTGCATATGCCGCTCCTGAACCTGCAGCGTATACTCCATCTGCAGATTTACTTATAGATAATTCTTGGTCGACATCAAATATTTCTCCACCAACAGCCATTATAAACTGAAAGCGAGTTTCTTTAGTGTCTTCATCAAAATTGTAGCCATTTTCTGTCATGCATTTACGTAAAGATGGCATTGCTTTTACAATCATAAAATGATAAAGGTCTTCTCGGTCTTGCTTAGTTGGAGTTGGTGGCTCCCAAACATGTTGCGCTATATCACAAGGTAATGTTTCGCCAGAACCAGCAATTAAAAACATTCCATTTTCTGAAATTTTCTGTACTTGAGGATGAGTGTAAATTCTTCCATCATTATCCGTAGTTCTACTATCGGCAACTATAAAGCAGCGGTCTTTATGCTCTAAGCCAATTATTGTTGTCATGTCCCCCGCCTAGTTATCCTCTGGTTACTACTCTTCCGCCTGCTCTTCCACCTGCTGTTAAACTGGAAAGAATTGTTTGAATGTCTGGTTCCTCTTGTGGGGGTAAAGATATTGGTTCTTCTTGAGGAGAGCCTCCTACTGGGGCACCAGAGGGAGCAGGGGACGTTTGCTCAACCATTGGATTAGAGGCACCAGCAGGAGGGACTTGTTGTTGCGGTGCAAAGGTAGCCTCAATAGCATCTTCTAATGCTTGTCCCTTTTGGCGAGCCTTAATTACCGCAGCAATCTTTCTAACGACTTCAGATGCGTCCTGTCCCTGTGTAGCCATCTGTGGAATTGCTTGTGTGTATGCAGTTAGTGAGCCCAGTAGCGCAGTACGCATATCTTCAATTTCAATTTTTTCAAGTTCCTGTGTTACGTTAACAGTAAATGGCAACTCACGCATAGCCATATCTTTGGAGATTAACTTACCACCAAGTGCTTGTAACATAAAAATAAGACCTTGGGCTGGGTTAAGACCAGCAAGCATTCCGTAACGGACATCGGCTGAATAATCACCCTTGATGTCTTTACTTGGTTTATAGGTAATTTCATATGGTGAACCAGAATCAACACCACGAATTGTTTTCTCTTCTGGATAGATTAATTCATCAATTTCAAAACACACACTGATTACATCACGAAGTGCTGCTGCAAAAATTGCTTGGGCTGATTTGACTTGAGTATCAAATGCTCCCATAAGAGCCTGTACACCTTGACCAGTAACGATAGATGCGTCAATGTTACCAGTACGTGATTCTGGATAACGAGCACCAACTCTAAGTTCTTGGTTAAGTAGTGTTTGTTCTGTGAATGCGCCTTGTGGCAATGTAAGTTCCACACGTCGAACACCCGCTGGGTTGGAAGTACGGATAACCGCATCGCCACCCAACTGGAGTTCTTGTACATCTTGTGGAAGTACAATTGGTGCCTGTACTGATTTCTCCGCTGCTTCCATTGCCAATAAGGCGAAACGGTTGCGGAGTAATTGAATTCCAAGTACATCATCAAACTGTCCACGTAGGTCACCATCGATAGATGGTTTACGTGCTACAACTATCATCATCTTACCAAGAGGATTCTTGGCTTGTGATAAAATTAAATTATCTTTTGCTGGAACATATACAACTGATTGGTCTTTATCGTAGTAACGAATAATTTCTACTTGACCATTTAGGTCTTGCTTATATCCCATCCCACCAAGCAGTATGTTGTCATACTCTGGGAATTGTGCTACTAACTCACCAAGTGTCATTGTGTAGCGTTTTGCAAATGCAACGCATCGTCCATAACGGTCAAACTCTGGGTAAGCACCAATAGGATTTTCTACACGGATGCGAGGAAGTTTATCTTCGTCGTCTAATTCTATAATAAACGGAACAAAACCGTAGGTTATATACCAGTCTGCTCCTGAGTACATTTGGACCGAGAGGTCAGAGTGTGAAAAATAATTGCTAGCAATACGAGTACGCTTATCGGCAAAAGAACGAGCACGGTCATTGACCTGATTAGCGGCTGAGCAGTTAACCGCCGGAAGAGGCGCCATAACCTCAGAAAGGTCCCTGGCAACGATATCAATAAAATTTGCAACGACATTAGCATCTACACCATCTGGAAAAAAGTCTGGATAGACTTCAGCAATTTTTCCTTTACGAACAGCAAGTACGTCAAGATTGCGAGCATCTCTCTCGCTGTTACGATAACGCAGAGATTGAACTCGTGCCGATATCTGCTCTATTGATAATGCCATTTACGTCCTAACGATAGAAAATTGAATTAATTACCAGTCCAGTTATAACGAGCCATATCACCTGAAAATGGTCCTTTATTTTTAGTTGGATTTTTTTTAGGTGTTGAATTTTTAACCACAGAAGGATTTTTATTTCCTATAGCACCGTCTCTTTTTTCAGCAACGTGCGTTGGTTTCTTAGATATAGATGAACTTGTAGGGGGTTTAGGTGGAGTTGGATTTAAAGGTTTACCGCCTGGTGGTGCCTTTGGAACTTCCACTTGACGATAAACAGGATTAATACTCTTACTACCCTTACCTATAATCCCACCTGCTGCTCGTATTGCTAATTTCTTTGCTACTGCGCTAGCAGCGGCTACTGCGGCTGCTCCTACTAATGGTACTGGCATTTTATTTCTCCTTAGTTATAAGTTTCTTGCCATTGCTCTGCAAAGGCTTCGTCTAAATTAAGTGAACCACGTCCAGCCATCTGTGCTCTGGTAGCCCATCTGTTTGTTTGGTACTGCCCAACTCTACTTGATGTCTGCATAAGTTCTCTACAACGAATAACGGCAAACCATAAGGCCATTACACAGTCGGTAGGGTTCTTAGTGTCAGGCTTCCAAATGATAAGTTGCTGTACTAAAGACTTAAGGCCTTCAGAGCCTTCATTGCTTGGTAATTCAAGTATATTATTATCTTGGAATCTGCCATCCTTGGCTGAACCAAAGAGGCTTGCCATAGATGCTACACCAAATCCAACATCCCATTTGTTCTTACCAGTAAAGTGTGAGTTAAGTTGACATCCATAGGATGCTAAATAATCACGCAACTCTGTATCCATAGCATAGTACTTCTGGTGGGCGTTGATTTCTACTCTAAATTCTTGTGGCTTAAATCTTTCCACCCACTCTTTAATAAGAGCGTTTTCCTTCTGTGGGGAAGGGTCAACCATGTTGACGCAATCCAAAACGTAAATTTTTCCGTCTGCACGGTTATAAGATACTGCTACGAAAGCAGAGCGTCCCGTTACCGCAGGGTCAAAGCCAATAATGGTATAGGTTGAATCTACGTTCTTGGGGTGGCCTGCCGTGTCTTTTCTAAGCGGTCCACGCTTTCGCATACCGTTAACACATCCAGCGACAATTGTTGGCGAGAAGATAGAGTCGGATTGGACGTCTTCTTGCTGGTAGACCATAGCCCAGACTGACGGAGCCACTTCAGACCGCCTTGTAAAAAGCGAAGGTCCATCCCATTTGGGATATAGTCCTTGCTCATTAGGTTCGTCCTGTTCTCCCTCTGCTCTGTCTGTCCAAGGCCAAAGAGTTTTCCAATTTTTTGGGTTCTCATCAAATTCTAATACTGATGGCATAGCCATGTATGTAAATGGAGATTTCCCGCCTGTCCACTGGTCGGGGTCTCTAATCATCTTATATAAATCTATAGGTGCGACACGGGTTCCTACTATAAGCAGTTTTCCATGTCGCCCTAGGCGGGTGATGACTTCTTTTTGAAGCCATTCAATTTGCTTCTCCCACTCATGGGCATTTGCATTCATCACCACATCGTCAAGGATAATCAAGTCAGCACGAGCACCGTAAATTTGTGACCCGAATCCTAATGCTTGAACAGTTGGGTCCTTCTCACCTGAGTCACGTCCTGCACCCAAGTAAATCATGTCAGCAGACCAGGTTGGTGAATCTGCCTTATAGCCACCGTTAGGTCCGAAGGACACCTGCATTTTGGTCCAGTTAGGATGGCTTAATCTTGTCTTTATCGCAGATAGGAACTTACGTGCCATACCTTGCGTCTTTGATACAATAATGATTCTAACGTTAGGGTCTACTGCTAAACGGTAGGTAACGTAGTTGATGGTAAGTACAGTTGACTTAGCATGCTCTGGTGGAACGTTAATTAAAATACGATTGGTTGCTGCTTGTTCGTAGGTCATGCTAGGGTGGATGAACCTTGGCTCTTTACCCTCGACCAAATCAATCCAAGACTTATGATGGTCAAACAACTTAGTCTCTAAGAATTGCTCTGAAAAATCTTCGAAAGAGATATCCTTTAGGTTGGCTAGGTCCGCTTTGATACCTTTGCCCGAAAGGCGTGCTTTGTCCGCTTTGTCCTTAAAGTCAGGGTCTGCCATAGACCATTGGCGGAAGGTAACATCGTTCCTGCCTACAGCCTTCATAGCATCTACTACGGTAGCCCCTTGGGCTAACAGTTCTAACACCTGCAGTTGGGCAGCATCTTTAGGGATGTTTTGTACCCCTGGCTTACGACCCACAGTTGCCCCCAATAACGCTGATTTAACGGTCCCTGTAAACGGGCAGACTATTCCCAATATAATTATAAATTATAAATTCTATATAGGAGGAGCGGAGTCTTAAACGGAGCGACTCCGTATATTATATATATACTATAGATAACCTGTTCAAAGTACTAAAAACGAACAGATAGGTTATAATTACGCTCATTCTGAGCGTATAATATATATATCCCCCTATATAATATAACAGTAATTTTTTATGGGAGTATATATATGTATATTGACGCAGATTAAATAACCCTAGGGTCAAATCAAACCCTCAACCTTTACTAAAGGGTTAGAGTTTATTAACTCTCAACCTAATGTAGAGAATTAGACTATCCACAATAAAGATTTTCTACGGGGGCATAATAAATAATTATCCACAACCTGTGGACAGACTACAACGAGGTCGGGCGTGTCGCCCAACACAAACCCTGAGAGTTTGCTGAGCAACGAGGTCGGGCGAGTCTAGCTATCCCTTTTGTCCGATTTGCCCTATCTGCCCCAGTATGATACAATTAGTCCTAATTGTCCTAGTTTGGTCGGTGTGATGTACTTCACAAAAGATTTTCGGGAAATTAGCAAAATGAACTAGACAAAAGGCAGACCGAGGCACTAAATTTGGGGTACTGGAAAAACCAGTTAGGTGTCTGAAAATCAGACACTAGAAAATCCGAGAAAAGGAAAAGCACCAAATGACTACAAAAGAAAAAGCACCAAAGGCAACAAAAGAAAAAGCACCAGTAGTACTGGATTCTCAAATAGTTAAAAACTATCGGGAACTAGTAAAGAATTCCCTAGAAAGTCACTGGGGATTTATCACCACTACTTATGGAAAAATGGTAGATGGCTCGGCTTCTGTCCGAATTGTTAAGGCTTCTATAAATGAAGCAAGCAAGGACGGAAAAGATTCCATCATCAAGGCATCACAGGTTGAGGGATTTGGAATTGCCCTAAAGGTCAAAACACTTTCGGGAGCAGATAAACAAACTATCTCCAACATCCTCAAGGTGTCCATGCGTGCCAAGCGTTTGGATGGTGTTGATGCGGTAGATTCCCTACTGGATGGTATCAAGACTTACGAGGGATTTATCGCTAGGCTTGAGGATGCCGAGGATGCCAAAGCAGAAGCCACCGATAAGGCAGAAGCAGAAGCAGAAGCCACCGAGAAGCCACTCGATTTGGCGGGGATTACATGGGAAGCATTAGCGGAAATTGTAATTCGAAAGGCAAGCCTAGAAAAAAACATGGCGGACGCTTCATGCGATACAAAACTCGCAGGACAAGCCACCGCAGTTTTTCACCAACTAGTAAAAAATTCCAAGGTGAAGGCTAACGCTTAAACCCGACAAAGTAGCCTCACCCCTTAGGGGGTGGGGTTATTTTTTTTTAGCTAGACACGCCCGAGTGCGTTGTGAGTTATCCACAGCCCCGACACAAACCAACACAAACCCCTTGCCCAACACAAACTATTAGAGGCGTGCTAGTGATTAGGTCGAAGCCACGAATCAAACCAGCCACAGAAATTTTTTCAACACAAACTCATGAGGCGAGGTGGGGAAACAACTCATGCGAAAATGTGAGGGTCTAAGGGTGGCTGTCTGAAAATCAGACGCCCCTAAAAGTGAATTTGACAATGAGCCTGAGGTATGTTATACTGAAGCCACTTAAGAAAAACTTGTCTTAAGTTAGTGTCTGAAAATCAGACAGTTAGGATAAACAAATGCTAGACCAAAATATGGAAAATGCGTTAGTCCAACTAGCGCAAAAGATAGACGCTAGTCATGAAGTAGAGCGTAATAAGTTAGAGCAAGCAAACCGCAATAAAGTTAATCCTGAGTACCTTCGGGTAATGGGGTTAGCATTATGAGCCCTGACGATATTGCCCTAGACTTTATGACCGAAAGTGAAATAGCCGAGATTATAGCAACCGAGGATATTTTTCAAGTAGACCTGTCCAATATTGATGATTTACTTGAGGATGTTGCTTCGGACTCGGACTACGAATAGCAACTGGACAGCCCACGCTGGTGCGTGTTATTATGGGTTCAATTCCCATAGTGGGCACGAGTGTCTGAAAATCAGACACTTATTAACGAAAGGCAATCATGTATATCGAGATAACAGATACGATAGCAATTATAATTGCGCTAACTACTAGCACCACGCTGGTAATTACTACCGCAATTAGAAATGCTAAACTTACTCGTGCTTTGCGTGAGTTAAGTGTCCAAAAGTAATGTAGATTATGCCAATGAGATTATCCTGACACTTACTAGAGATGAACTAGAAACTGTCAGGGAATCTCTTAGGCAATTCTCTATACATAATACGAGGCATGGTTTCGAGGGGCGTGCTAAGTATGCTGATGATTTGCGAGATAAAATCGTGAATATAATTCTTGATAGTGTCCAGCGTAGAATTGACAAAGAGGCAGAGTTAGTGTAAACTAATCTCACTCAACAAGAAGTGTCTGAAAATCAGACGGAAAGGATAGAGATGGAAACTGTTGATGAGGTAGAAACCAAGTGTTGTATTGCTTGTGATACTACATTAGATAGTGATGATGGCAGTACTACCAGTAGCGGAGACCCTGTCTGCGAAAGTTGTATGGTAATGTGTATGAAATGTGAAGATGTTATCACATGTGATGACGAATTCAATGATGTGGAGGGTGAGTTATGGTGTCAGGGTTGTACCCGTAATGATGCTCATTGGTGCGACTTGTGCGATACCTATTTCACGGGTTATACCTATGGTACAGACGATTGTACTGACACTATGTGTGAGAGGTGTTATGAGAATAATACCCATTACTGCGAAACTTGTGATGCTACATATCTAAATGGTTGTGAGTACAACCATGATGAGGATAATGATGGCAGGATAATACATGATTATTCGTATCGCCCTGACCCTATCTTTCGCAAGTCAGATGATGAGCAGACACGCTTGTACTTTGGCATAGAGATAGAAACTGAGGTGAGAGGTGGCGACTATAGTTATAGGACTACTGCTGCCGAATATGCTCACCAACAGTTAGAGATGTATGACCTAGCCTATCTTAAATCTGATGGCTCACTTGAGTGTGGGTTTGAGATAGTATCGCATCCATTATCTCATAGTTATTTCATGAAGGATGCCACTAGGTTATGGGATACAGTAAGTAAACTTAAGAGTGATTATGGCATGATGGCGTGGGGTACGAAAACCTGCGGGCTTCATGTACATATATCTCGTGCTGGATTCAATGGTGGTTCACACCAACATAGATTCCTACAATTAGTTTACAATAACAAGGACTTTTATGAGGTGCTTGCTGGCAGGTCATCTAGTCATTGGGCTAAGTTTGATGATAATGTTGACCCCGATACTGGACGGAAATCTTTTAAGCATAAGTTCGACAGGCATGGTAGCGATAGATACTCTGCTGTAAATACCAACAATAGAAATACTTTAGAGATGCGAATCTTTAGAGGTAGTTTGAATCCGAGATTCATTAAGTCTGCTATTGACTTAGCGCATGCCAGCGTTGAGTTCACTAGGGTAATGAGTGTCAAAGAAGTTAGAGATGGTGGTCTATCCTGTCTGAATTTCAGACAGTACATAGAGAGTAAGCCTGAGTTATATCCATCACTTATTGAAAGAATAAAAATCCATTCAGATGTTTTAACTAGGATAGAAAGGAAAGAGCATGTGCCTACTGGTAGTAAGTTCACCGAATAGCACACCACGCAAGAAGGATTTAGATAATGCTTCTTGTAATAATCCGCATGGCTTTGGCTATGCTGTACTTGCTGGTAATAAGATTATTACTGGTAAGGGTATGTCCGCTAAGAAAGTAATCAAAGAATTCTTAGAGGTACGTAAAAAATATCCAAAGAGTTATGCTATGTATCATGCTAGATTTGCTACGCATGGCGTAAAGAATGAGGAAAACTGTCATCCATTCAAGGTAGGTGGTAGCGACCTTACATACCTAGCCCATAATGGTATATTACCTGTACATATTGAGCCTACTGACAAGCGTAGTGATACTCGCATATTTGCCGAGGATATACTACCATCAATGGGTGGCATTACAGCGTTAGACAATCCTAATCTGTATGGCATGATAGAGAAATGGTCTGCTGGCAATAAGATAGCGGTCTTTACCTTAGACCCTAATGCTGAGTACGATTGCTACATCATCAACGAGGACTTAGGTCATTGGGACAATGAGGGCAACTGGTGGTCTAACGATGGCTACAAGCCTAGTGTTTATAGTAAGTACTTTAATTACTATAATGATGGTAGTGATATAGGTAATGCCGAAGATGATTACATATGCTACGGATGCGGTGAACCAGTAATGGATGATGGTAATCCATATCATTGTCAAACATGCCTTACATGCTTTGATTGCAGTATGGTCAAAGATGATGGATGCATGTGCTGGTCGCCTGAATACGACGCATACCGACACAAACAAATGACGGGAGTATACAATGGACAGTATGACTTTGGCTTCTAAAGAAGAAGTCAGAAAAGTAATTATAGAGTTAATCTCTATCGCTAATTTGACAACCGAAAGAGATGATGTTATAATTGCTAATGCTAGACTAATACTACAAAAACTAGGTGTCTGAAAATCAGACACAGAAAAGGATAGATATGAAACTAAAAGTACACCACCCAAGCGGTGATGTGATAGCAGAGGTGTATGATTTTGCTGCTGGCGCATTACTAATGAGTCTGTATGGAGATGGCTCGCATATTTCATACAGGGGCAAAGCATTATGGCGTGAAGGCATAGATGGTGAGGGTGCCGAGAGTTATGATACAACAAGCATGGTAATAGATAGCCGACTAATAGAAATGGGAGTACAAGTTGACGGGTGAAGTAACGATTACGGAACTAATGGATACTTACATGATATCATCTGATGAAAAGATGAGTACTGGGTTCACTAAATCTATTATCATGAATGATGGGACTAATCAGTATTCGGGTAGACTTCATTGGGATTCTAATGATGGATACTCTATGGCGTGGGATACATCTGCGCCACCTGAGGCAGACCGCCCCGAGTTCGAATATGTACTTGATTGCATAACAGACTTGGAGAGATAATGGAAAATGTAGACGAAGTATTGTGGGAAGCAAGAGTTAGAAGGATGGATGTTGGCGATATGGGCGATGAGGAAATCAAAGCCTTGCAACTAGAACTTACAAATGCTATGCGTAGAATTATGTGGGACTACGGAATAGTAAACTAACTGTCTGAAATTCAGACACTAAGGAGGATAGTGTGAGGACAAGCAGAGAAGTAAAGGAAGAGTTAGAGGCTATCGTCAGGGAACATATCACAACTGATGGTACTGAGGATATCCTTACAGGATGGATTGAGGCATTAGAGTGGGTGCTAAGCGAGTACAAGGGAGATGAGTAATGGGTGAACCAATGTATTTACAAGGTGATGATTACGCCTTGAATGGAACAGAGGATGATATAGATGAAAATGATACTGGACTACCCGATAGAATGTGGGAGGACGAGGATGCTTAACGGCAATTGTACTGGTGATGAAAACCCTGACTGGTGGTTTCCCGAGATTCCCACAGGGAGAAGTAACCCTGAGAGCATTAAAAGAGTTGCGTCTCAGATAAACTATGCGCTACAATTATGTGCTACCTGCCCTGTCAAAGAAGCATGCTTTGCAGAGGGTATGAAAATGGAGAAGATGCCGTCAGGTAAAACTGGCTGGGGTAATCTACCATTTGGGATATGGGGTGGAACTATGGCTGCTGAAAGATTAGCATCTGCTGGGATAAGACCTAGCACCTCTAGGAGTAGTGCTTCTTACCAAGCATACAAATTATACAGTCTAACTAAAGACCTGATAGGGCGGTGAACCATGAAGAAACTATTGCTATTATTTATAGGAATATTTTCTCTTGCTGGAGTATCAAGGGTAGAAACATTACCACAACCAATGGAATGGACAGTCAATGATAGTAAACTATACGCTAGAGATTCATTATTAGCATGGCACCATAATCAATGGTTATGCCTAGATAAATTGTGGACAAAGGAATCTAACTGGAGGCATGAGGCTTACAATAAGCAACCTGTATATCAAAAGGGTGAAAAGCGACATGCTGGTGGGATTCCACAAATCCTAGGACTTTCGCCCGACACAAACCCAACAGAGCAAATCGATAGAGGATTGGATTATATAATCTATCGGTATTCCACACCATGCCAAGCGTGGAAATTTTGGCAGAAAAATAGATGGTATTGATGCCGAATTATGACTTCAAATGTAATGATTGTGGTAACACTAGAGAACAGTTTATATACCACAAAGATTACGAAAAATATGTTGTTAGGTGTCCAACCTTAAACTGCAATAAAGTAATGGAACGTGTGTATACAGTACCAGGAATCAAATTCAAAGGTCCTGGATTCTATTCGACAGGAGGATAATGAAGAACTCTAATTGGGATTTAGACCTGCGTGATGGGGAATTAGGTGAGAGTAAACTTGCCGACCTATTGCATATGGATACAGTAGAAGTTAAGACAGATAGACGCTGGATAGAGACAGGCAATCTATTTATAGAAGAGTCATGTTTCTATCAAGGAAGTGGACAATGGGAACCATCAGGACTTGCTGTAAGTAAGGCTACTCATTGGGCTTTCATAATAGATAACAATGTAATCATTACACCAATAGACCATCTAATAAATGTTGTTAGAGATTGTGGTAAACCAATAGAGAATAAGCAAGCACCCAACCAATCAAAGGGGCATTTAATTACACCAGCACAGTTAATTGGTTATAAAAGAGTTAAAAATATGGAGTTTGATATAGCAGTAGAACAATACAAGAACTACATGGAACAGGAGTATCCAATCTGAAGATTAGATTATTACTCTTCTCTAGACCCATCTTCTTCCCCTTGTTCCTCATATTTCTCTATCAATTCGGTCTCTGGGGCTTTATCCTCTTGAGTATTATTATCAAAATCCTTATCTGACCAAGGTCGGAATCCACCGATTCTAGTTATAAGTTTTTTGACTGCACGATTATGGCGCATACGAGCAGCATCTTCGCTACTTAAATTCATCTCGGTAGCGACATCGCCATAGTCCATAGATTCAGCGTACCTGTAAAACAGTACCGTCCTATCCTCGGTGCTGAGTTTGCGGTACGCTTTATCTATTTCAATCATCATCACCATCATGTTGCCGCCTTCAGCGGGAGCAGGTGGTTTACTTGGACCAACTAGATTTAACTTGTGCGACACACCAAATTCACCTCGTAAAACTGAGGGTAAGAGTGCTTCAATTATATCTGATTCATAAAAGAATACATCTGAAGTTTCGTAGCCAACAGACTTGGCTTTCCACTCTAAACAATAATCCAATGCATCATTACGCAAGCAACGATAGATTAAATTCTTAGCATCTTTCTCACCTATTGCTTCCCATTCATTTAACTTATTGGGATGCTCAAGGAACCATTTATATAATGATTGTTTGATGTCTTCGAGTTCAACCATATCATATTTTCTATGGTATTCAGAAGCAACAGCGACTACAATATAGTCCCATTTTTCTATACGCTTCCATTCTAAATGTTTATTGTCTACCATTTCCAAGTCTTACCTTCCACAGTAAAAGACCTATTTACGATAGGTACTAATTGAGGCACAACAGTTTTGCCATCAACATGCAAGATGCCAAAGCCTTGTTGCCACGTAAACAATCCAGCCTTAATATATTTAGCACTACTATAATTCATTAGATTGCCTAGTTCCATGCCCCAAATTGTTTTAGGTTTACCACCACGATATGTTTGAGTATGGTGAGTCAAACCCATACGATGCGTGTGCCCACAGACTACTGACATGCCTGAGCGTTTGGCTAATCCAAGGGCTGTAGCACCAGCCGTAGGCTGTACGTTACCCTCATCACCATGCATTAACAACCAGCCAGGAGCCAGTTCATATGGGTCTTTGTGATATTTAATTTCTAATTCATCAAGACCTAAGAAGTTTTCCAACTGCAACTCAGGTAAACCAAGTAGTCCTGGTGCTCTCATAGCAACTGTATTAAATAATCTATCTGTATGGTTGCTACGAATCATATGCTCAACAGTTAAGTCATAAAGAACTTGGCGAGTAGTGTCTCTATCACGTCCGATAGAACGTTCAAACTCTAACTCAGTCCCTTTACTCCATTTCGATATAGTCTGCATATCCATTTCGTCACCACAGGATACGACAGTATCAGGTTGGTAAGCCTTAATGAATTTAGCCACAGCCTTAACTGCTTCTACATCGTGGTACGGTACTTGAAGGTCTGAGATACATACAATAGTTTTCATTAGGCTACTTCCTCTATTAGTTTGATTGCTTCTGACATACTATTACTGCCAGGAAACAAGTCATCTAAAGTGTCTCCCTTTTCATACTGTAATAAATTTAATATCCAAGTGTTAAAATCTAATGGCTTGGCTCCATAAAAGTTTTTCTTCATAGCAATTCTGCCTGAATGCCAATCTCTAATCATAGGTTTTACTGGTGTTTCTTTGCGCCCACCACGCCATATTACAGGCTCCCAAGCGTATTGGATTGCCACATTTACCCTTATTTGATGAAATGTTTTAGCCCAAATTGCAACTCTTATATCATCTGGACATGCAGATAAATATAGTTTTAGTGAAGGAGCCGATAGCGATACCGCCCACCCATCAGGGTACTCATCAGTTAATTTTTCAACTAATTGAGTATGAGATTTAGGGTCATCCCATATCTCCGCTTCTGTATGAAGTGAAGAATATTTTTTACCCATACCTAAATATGGTGGGTCAGCATACGCAAATTTCATTTCTTTTTAGCACGTCTCTTATTCTCTAAGCCTACATTTTTCTTTTTGGATAAAACTCTTAAGTTAGATATCTTATCATTACCTTTGCGACCTTTGTTATCTTTATGGTCCACTTCTTGATTGCGTTTTAACTTCTTACCAGTAGCCTTCTTATAATCTAAGCGGGCTTTGTTGGTAGATGTAGTCTCAGTAGTGCCATCTTTTTTCTTGCGTTTAATAACATAGATTGGGCGACCACCGTTTTGTTTGCTGCCTTTGTAAGGTCCAAATATTTTCATTCGTCCCATTCTCCTCTCAGTACTAGCAATCCTATGATTGCATAGTTAGCCATATCTTTGAATGAATCCTCAAGAGATTCATGCTCTGGTTGCAAGGCACTACCATATAAATTATTTATGCGTGCCAATTTGTCATGCATACGAACACGTAGTCCATTGATGGCACCGCCAGGGGCGTCAGCAATATTCTTCGGACCGTAATCTTTATGTTTAGACAACAGTAGGTCTAATAATTCTTGGAAGGTTTTTCCAACATGGTATTCAAAAGTGGTATTTTGAGCGTCAATATGAGTGATTTTTCCTCTATCTGTTTCTTGGTTATATGGAAACCTTGCGTTTCCAAGTGGGTTATAATCTGCCATATCTCGTCACTCTCCATCTTTCTCTTCGTTAGTTTCTGTTAAAAAGTGTGTTAGTTCACTATCA